CTGTTAAAACAAGTTGTATAGAATTACTCTCTATTTTTTTAAGTTCTTCTAAACTATCGCCATTTATTAAATCCATTATATATATAATATATATATAATTTATTTAAATTAAAAGGGGGCATAACCAGAAAAAAAGTACTCTTCTATAACCAAATTACTTTTTTTCTGCCTCCGCACCTTTTTTTATTCTTTCGGTCTTTCCTCTTTAAATGTTTGTATATCTGGTAGTGGTGGTTCTGGTTGTTGATTAACAATCTCCTGTAATTGCCTTGTTGCTCTTGCTCTTGCGTATTGAGGTATAGGCATAGAACCACCATCAAATCCAATAGGGTCATAGGATATATCATAACCACGATATTCTGGTTCTTCTGTTGCCTGAACCTCCGCAAATCTACTATCTTCTGCTCTTCGTTGTCTTACTCTTCTATCATGTAAATCCATCACATTTGCCCTTGTTAATGGTCGTGGTTGTCTACTTCCAGTTATTAAATAATACCTACTATCACCAAGTAATAATGTATATCGTTCTTGTTGTAATCGTTCTTGTCTATTTCTGGGTTCTGGTTGTTCTGCTATATTTCTTAATTGTTGATTTATCCATTCTACTCCTCCTTCTGCTGTTCCATCACTATTTTCTCTGGCTTGTTGTATAACTTCTGCTATTCTTGTAGGTAAATATCGTCCCCTTAAACTTCCTAATCTTTTTTCTCTTTCTTCTTTTGTTTCTGGTCTTTCTGGTAAATTATCAATCATTCGTATAGGTTCTCCTTGATAATTAACACTTAAATTATCTGTTGCTACAAAATCTTCTAAAACCTGCTGTATATCTCCTGGTGATGCCTCAATTAATAAATCATTTATTAATACTTCTAATGCTTCTGGTGATATTTCTGCTTCTAAATTACCAACTTGTCCTGCTGTTCTCCTACTTGCTTCTGGGACAGATAAGAAACTTCTTCCTTGTGGGTTTACCTCTACTCCATTTACTACTCTGGCTAATTGTTGTGCTAATTCTGCTATAGTTCTCCTATCCCTTGCTCCTGATCTCTCTAAATCTGTTATTCTTCTATTAAATATAGTAGAAAATCTCTTATAAAGTGCTGGTATTACTTCTCCTGCTATTGTAATATATTGTCTATAATCAAAATTACCATTTCTATCAATTAAATCAGCGGTAGGTATTCTATTTAATATATTTACTACTAATTCTCTTACTAATACATTTTTAAGACCACTATAATCACCAGTACCTCTAAAACCAGCAAATAAAGGATTCATCGTTTCTACTCTTTCTGGTTCTGCTTCTTTTGTTGCTATTTCTTCTGGTTCTTTTGTTGCTAATCCTTCTTCTTCCATAACTTCATCTATTAATTCTTCATCTTCATCTAATCTCCTACCAACTCCTAAAAAACTACTTCTTCCTGGTAATTCTACATTATCACCACCAATATTAACAATAGCACCACCACCAGCACCTCTATCACGATTAATTGCCCTTACTTCACCTTGTCTTAATCTATCTTTTCCAAGACCTCCACTACTTCTTCCACCACCTCCACCAGCACTTTGACCGCTTCCACCTCTTAATAATATATTATTCATGGCGGTTGTAGTATTAAGTTCTTTTAATTCATCTACAATTTCTTCTAAATCACCTTCTTCACTTTGTTTCGTTTCTGGTGATGGTGATAATATTAATTTAGGTTTAGTAATCTTATATACAATTACACATCTATCTCCAACATTAGCAAGTGTACCATCGCTATTTCTAATACTGGTTGTTATACTTGATAAAACATAATCCCTATCAGCAATCATAGTATAACTCGGTGAGTAAGTATAAAAGAAATCATTACTATTAAAAGACTTTAAAGCCAGAGCAATTACATTTAATTGTCCTCCATCACCATCTATATAAGTAGGATTACAAAAATCTGTATATATACGATAAAATCCAGTTTCACTTCGTTTAATTTCACCTGTAAAAATCATTTCAGCACTCGTAATACCTGTTAGTAACAAAGCAGAATTATTATCATAACCTAATCCAAAATTAGGTAATCCTTGTTGTGCTACTGGTTGTGCTTGTCCTCCAATATTTAAGAATGGAGCAGTAGAACAATCTACATTAGAATTAGTTGTAAATGGTGCTACACTTCTTATTGTAGATTGATTACGCCAGAAATTATTATTAAATCTTAAACCTCTTGATAAGTTAGTAAATTGAGAGTAAAAATCAATATATTCACCACCCATTTTCCATAATAAAGATCCATACCAATTTTCTTCACTTGCTCTCACAGCTATTTTATCTAAAACATCTGGGTTTTGTAGTAAAAACGCACTTGTATATTGATTAGGATTAAATGTAGTTTTTCCAAAATAAATATCTTTAATCCATATTCCAGCAATACTATCACTATAACCAATATTAATATCATTAGTTTGTGACTGAAAATGAAACTCCGGATTAGCATTCCCATCACGATTTAATCTACCTGTTGCTCTACCATTAACAGCATTTATATTAGATGCTAAACCTAATTGTTCGTTAATTACTACTATAGGATTACCAGCACCAGTAGTAGAACCAGTATCATCTTTAAATCCTTTTCTTCGTTGAGTATGTAAACTACCAAAACCAAAAGCAGATAAAGCAGGAGAGTATGTAACCTGTATATCACTTGCTCCTACATTCATATAAGGATTTTCACTGGGTATATTCGGTGTTTGTGCTGTTGATAAATCTTTATTAATCATTAATATTGCTGAATTATCAAAAAAAGATGGACTGAATCCAATATAATTACCAATTGATAAATGTGTAGGTAAATGATTAACAGCAGTTTTACTAACTAAAAAACATAAACATAATCGTGCTGAACCTCCGTGATCTATGTATGAATAAGGATATGCTCCTATATTATTTGCTTTAGCATGTTCGTAAATATTAATATTATTTATTATTACATCTTTATTAAATTGTATATGTGTATCATCTGGAAAAAATAAAATACCAGCACCAGGAGAGGTAATTTCTCCCACATAATCATTAAACTCATTTACAATATCTTTAAAAAAAGGTTTAACACCTATACTACCATCATAAAAATGTTCTGTATCCTCAATAGTAGGGTCTATATCTTCGTTATTTGCTTTTCGTGAGGTTGTAGGACATATAAAAGTTCCAGTTAAACCCCATACAGCACTGGGAGGTTGTGTCCCAATTTCAGTTCCATTATCATTAACAGACTGGTCGGTTCTTCCAATATCTAAAATACAACTCCAATTATCTTTGTCTTTTCTTGCTTCTTTTTCATCTAAATCAGTTCCATAATACTTACATATACTATCAAAATATAATTTAATTTTATCAAGATTATCTGCTGATGCCTCTATATTAGTAAATATACCCATATTTTCTTGTAAAATTGTTCTTTCTTCTGCTCCTACTGCTCCCTCAAAAGGTAATAAGTTTGTTGATAGTGGTGCTACATTCATAGAATATCTGGCTATTATTCGTGGATAAACTTGTGGGACTGGTGTAGGGTTATAATCTGTATCACCTGCTAAATCATAAGTAGTACAATTATTAAAATGTATACCATTAATCCATTTATAAGGATTTAATACCGCCATCTGGTCGGTTATTGTACTTTCTCTCTGCTCTATTGTCCCCTCTGGATGTATAATAGTATTTATTAAATTACAATATCTTGAGATCCAAGTATTTTTATTTAATGTATAAAATGCTCCTAATTGTAAAGGTTTATAACCTGGTGCTGGATTAGCATTAATTAAAGAACAAGGTTTTATTATACCTAATGCTTCATCTGCTTTTATTTGTTCTGGTGTATTTCCTGTTGTTAAATCACTTGCGTTTAGTTTAGGTGGATTTGTATTAGTTTCATGAAACTTAATAGTTAATTCATTAGCAAGATTATCTGGTGATATAAAGTTTTTTTCTTGTTGATACTGAATGTACCTTTTATCAGTTTGTAAAAACTCATCAGGAGTTCCAAATATAATATCAAAACGAGGATGTAATAATGTATATTTTTTACAATCAGTCATAAGTAACCTATTACTTGTCCTTAATCCTGCTATATTAGCATTATTCGCAACAAATCCAGCAGGATAAAGAGGTCTATTTAAATTAAATTGATTTGCTGTTTGTGTTCCCATCAAAGTGGTTAAAGCATCAGTAGTACCAAATGGTAGTCCAACTGAATTAATAGCATTATGATTCACATAAAACTCAACCTCAAAAATAACTGAATTACCATTATATTCTTTATCAGGGACTTCTTGCGTAGGTGGGCTGAACTCAATAGCATCACTACTACCTCCTAATTGATTGATTATAGCATATTCCATCGTTAAGGCATCGCCCCTTTTAATTTCTATACTCTCAAAATTGTTAGTCCATGTAGATTTATCTAATTTTGTAAAACTTGATAATCCGCCTAATGTTTTTGCTTTGATACTTTCAGCATTATTACATTCTAAAATAATCGTTTCAGTCGCATTCATTATTATATATATAATGAGATAATAAAATAATATAAATTATTTAAAAGGGGCATACCCAGAAATTAAGTAGTATTCTATATATAAATTACTTTTTTTCTGCCTCCGCACCCTTTTTATTTTCACCATAAATACTTATGACTAAAATATTTAGCACTATATTTTATAGCATCTTTTCCATGTCTATCATAGTACCTTTTTCTTCTTTTCTTATCAAGATGGTCTTTATCACTATATAATTTTAAAGGTGTTTTATCCTTAAATTGTGCGTATCGTTTATCGCCAAATTGAGTTGTTTTTATTTTTTTACCACCAACAAATACCTCTACTTTATATTTTTTAAAACCTGTTCCTTTGCTAAACTTGTATCTAACCATATAATATATATTTATATATTTATTATATGTTTATAATTATTTTCTTAATTTTCACTAACCATAATAGCTCCATTTTTAATAATCATACTGCGTTCTACATTACAGAATACAGATAGATTACGAGATCCAGCAGAAAAATCATCACCTAAAATAGGGTCAGTTGCTTTTACAAAGGTGTAATTAAGAGCAAGACGAATAGGTGTATTACCAATTCTAACCCCAGCACCTCTTACATTATCGTAAGTTTTAGCAAGATTTACACCTAAATAATATTGCTGTCCTAAAAATGAACCACCAGTATTAGAACCTGAATATAAACCTGCCTCTCTAATCCAATTTAAATATGAATTACTGCGTAATCCTGCTCCAATTTCACTACGCCATAATGCTCCAACACTGGGTACTGGATTAGGTGGTGTTGTTAAACTATTTAATTGAGTAATAGCATATTCATCAAAACAACTACCATTATAATCCCATAGTGGTCGTGGGACTTGTAGGGGTGTTCCAGCAAAAACTTGCTGGGTCTGGTCGTAAAGTTTATTATTCATATCTACTGGATTAGGATATAAAGGTACATTATTGATTGTTAATTGTAGTTCCATATCACCTTTACTATTTACACGAGGAGCATTTGAGGAGTATTTACCACAAAATCTACTACCAACGGCATCTACTTCTGTATTTTCTAACGCCATCAGCATACTTCTTACTACAAGATTATCTAAACCAATATCAATACTAAATGATTTTTTATGAGATGTTAATTCACCTGCCGCTGGGGCTGGGACATCATTAGGGTCATTTTGTAATGTTTGACGAATATTGATTAAATCACCATAAATCATAGGTATACCTTGTCCTTTACTTCGTGCTTCTAAAGCACTCATAGTTCTATCATTATAATAAATTAAATCCATTACCATATTTACATTATCAACATCAATATTAATATCTAATGCTCCTCCAAGAACAGGATTTACAAGTTGTTTGCGGTCTGCTTGTGATGAAAAAGCAATTTCTAAACTTAATTGATTATCTAAAAGATAAAGTGGAATCATAACATTACCCAAAAACTCCGGAAAAAGATCTTCTAATGAAAAGATTGCGTGGAATGTATCTTCTGTATCATTTTGTATAGCATAACGAGGATTTAAATTACAACCTGCGTAAGCAATAGCACCACCATCATCATTTACAACATGGTATACATCATCTCCACGAAAATATCTTGAGTTCATAAGTGCTAATTTACCAGTATCTACATCAGCAAAATTATCAGCAACTATTTCTTTTTGATATTGTTTATCTGTATCATTTCTAAAAGCAAAACTACTACCAATTTTTACTGCTTCTACCTTATTACGAAAGTTCTGTGGTCTAAACATTCGTTTAATAGAATTGTATAAACCAACTTCATCAGTCTGGGCTATATCATTACCTTGATATTTGAGTGTAGCAGTTCTTAATAATCCAAATGCTCCTGCTGATAAAAAGAATTGATTTTCACTTAAAATAGAGGTATTATTACATTTTACTGGAACTATAATTCGTGTATGTTTATCAAGAATACCTGTGTTATTAAATAAGAATGTAGCATGAGTATTTGAGATATTTTGAGGTTCTAATATTGTGGTTTCTATTCTAATGTCTTGTGGTGTATTCGTGGGTTTTACTGAAAGTATATCCGCCATTTTTTATATATATTATTATACAATATTATTTTATTATTTATTTTATTTTTAAATAAAATAATATTAATTATTAATTTTCTATATATTTTCTTTAATTTACAACTACACCCTGAGGACTGGCGACTAATTCGTGTGTACCTAATACAAATGAATAAACCATTTCATTTTGTTGCTGTGATAATTTACTCTTAACTCGTTGAGCATAGGAGGCATTATCATAATTCATACCACGATTACTATTAGTTCGGTCTACCCTAACTCCAAATCCAAAAATACCTTGACCTTGTGCTTCTTTTTTACCTTCTAATACTGCTGGGGCATCATTAAGATTTTGTCTTTGATCTCCAAGTCTAACAAAGGAGGTTTGCTTTACATCTTCAGCAATACCTGCGTTTTCACTTGCTAAACACACAAGAGAGTGTCTTACTCGTGTAAATGGGATTACAGCATCTAACCAACTGCGTAATCGTAGTGTATCAATAGGCATATAATCTACATTTTGTCCTTGATATACAAGTTGTTCTACAATATCTCGTTCCTCAATCTGGTATTCTAATGGATATTTAGAACCAGCACGATTAAAGGTTAAATCTTCTATAAACTCCTTATGAGTTGTTGCTACTTGCTCGTTAAGAATAGGTGGCGTAGCATAACTATCTTTTTCATAATTGTTTAGATGTGATGAATTGATAATATTGTTCCAAATTGTAAGAGCGTTACTTTCAGCAAGGTTAAAGTTAGTAGTTTCATCATTAGTTTGTAAAAGACTATTAAGTGATTGATAAGCACTATAAGCAAGAGGTACTTTTTGTGGGGCAAGTGGTTTATCAGCAACTTTGTATCGTCCTGTAAGTGAGAGATCATAAAGCATGTAATAAGCACCTCCATCTTCTCCTGCTTCATTACCAAATAATACATTCTGGTCGCTATTTAAACGGATTTCTATAATTAAACCTCCAATATTCCCTAATGGGAGTTCTGCTCCTGTTTGTAAAAGACCAGTTCTTAAAGGCATAGAACAAAATATATCTCCATTAGCAAAATATTGACTACCCATATTTTTAGCAGTAGCACCATTAGTGTAATTCATGTATGATGTATAATCATCCATACCTCGTGTAAGAGGTAATACTGATGCTTCTTTTCGTGGGTAATTCCTTACTTGTTCCATAACAGAATTATTTAAATTAGTTAATGTGATGGATTCTACTACACTTGCTCCTCCTACACGGCAATTAAATAATATTTCACTTTCGGTATTTGATGCTGAGGGTGCTACTGCTCCTATATCAATTAATTCATTACCATTATTAGGTCGTCCTTCACCATCATTTTGAGGGTCGGTATTAAATGGTGTTGCTCCTGATACAATACGCATACGATAATTTAATCTTAATGTAGATGTATCTAAAAGTAATGATGGGTTCGCCTCAAAACGAAACTTTATACTTCCACCACCTTGTCTAAATGAATAAACTTCTTTCTTATTTGCTGGTGTAATATCAAAATACTGAATACCTGTAATATTCGCCATTTTTTTATATATATTATATATAATTATA